CCGGACGGATAAGGGCCGGAAAAGGATGAAATGACAGGAGCCTGCATCTCCGCAATATGCAGGGCAAGACCTGAGGGCCAGAGGTGAGACTGGCCTGCAGATGAGGCGATGATGGCCCGCCGCTGGCCGCCGGAGCCCGGTACTGATCCCACATAAGGCTATAAAGGATATTTAATAGCCGGGATAAATTCCATTGGGGCTCTGCTCGGAGCCCTTCATAATCACCAAACCAGAACGCATAGCTTTGTGTCAGACCAAAATCCGGCCCGGTGTTAAGCGGCATCGGGCCACCCTCCTAGTTACTCCATGAGAGAACCCCGGCGCGGCCTGCCTAATCCAATCACCTCCGAAGTGGCTTTTGATATACGACCGCAGGCCCGCCGGTGCTAATTACTACAGGATTGATGATATGTGCAAGCCGATAGACCCCCTGGGGGGGATGCATCCGAATCGAAAGCGGTAGCTAAGGCAACTGCTATTAAAAAAAGACCTCAATATATAAAACTCAAGAAGCCCGATGACGTGATGGCTTATGTCCAACGGCTGATAAACAGGCTGCGGGAAAGCAATCAGGAGATAGAACAGCTTGGAAAGATCACCAATCTCCTCAATGTCTGGATAGCCGCTCACAAGGACAAGATGGAAACAGACGACTACAAGAAGCTCCGAGCAGAACTGGATGAGTTCAAAGCCAAGATGGATGCTCGATAGATGAATGTCTATGCACTCCAGCAGCAGTTCCGGAAGATCCAAAAGGCTGCTGTCCGACCATCCATCACGGCCACACTACCGAGCGGTGAGGTCGAGATAGATCCAGGCGAACTGCTGGATTATTTCGTCGCTGCAATTCGGTTAGGCAGTATTCCTCAAGACCATTCCCTTTATCCGGTCTTCCAGGAAGCCGAAGAGGATGACGCGCAGGGGCAGATATTTGAGTGCCTGCGCAAGCTGGCTCAGGGCATCAAGCCGGAGAAGGGAACCAATGATCTCTTCCTTCCTGTTGGCAAGCAGGCGGAAAGCATCTTGGCCTGCATCGATCACCCCATGAGCATTAACCTCTGGTATGGGTCGGTCCGAAGCTCTAAGACCATCATGAGCCTCATAGTCTGGCTCTGGCGGTGTCTGCATGGCAGACATGGCCGGAGAATGATGGTTGGAAACACGACTGAGACCCTTGAACTCAATTGCATTGAGCCCTTGAAAGACCTCTTACCGGCTGCCGTGGTGCACACGACAGGCTGGCGGCAGTTCTTCATATTTGGCCGTAAAGTGTCCATCAGAGGAGCCAACGACGTGGGCCAGGAGAAGAAGTTTCGCGGCCCTACTTTGTTGGATGCCTACTGCGATGAGGTCACGACCTGGGCGAAATCCGTCTTCAAGATGCTGAGGACTAGGATGGACAAGGCCGGCTCTACTCTGCTGGCTACCACAAACCCTGATCAGCCAATGCATTATATCAAGACGGATTACATTGATCGGGCTAAAGAGATCTCAATCAGGCTCTGGCATTTCGTCTTGGATGACAATCCGGGCCTCACCGATGAGTACAAAGCGGACCTGATCCGAGAGAATCCGCCGGGGACGGTCTACTATCTCAGGTTCATCCTCGGCTTATGGGTGGCGGCTGAGGGCCGTGTGTTTTCGTTCTTTTCCACCGATCCAAAAGATGGCTATGTGGTAGAGAAAGAGCCGGATGATCTGGTCACATGGATGGTCTCGATAGACTATGGCCAGGTGCATCCCACCTGCATGGGCTTATGGGGATATTCACTTTCACAGCGCTGCTGGTATCTTGTCAAAGAATTCTTCACCAACGACAAGCCCAACGCGGTATTTTCTCAAGAGTTCGGCAGGGAGATGCTGAATTATGAGGGCCGAACGATCATCCCCATTTCGGTCGAAGTCGATCCGGGTGGCGGTGGTTTAAGCCTAATCAAGCAGCTCAAAGCCGATTATCCTAAGCTGACTATCCGATCCGCAACCAAGAAAGACGTGCTCAAAGAAGTCCAAGAGTACGCGACTGCGATTTATACTCACACTATTAGATTCTGTGCTAAGTGCAAGCGGACCATCCTTGAGCATGCTGGTTATGTCTGGAATGAGAAATCACAAGGCGCGGGCAAAGAAGAGCCATTAAAGTTGAATGATGATAGCTGCGATATGGGCAGGTATTTCCACAATCGGGCGGCGAGACTATGACGATCTGTTTATTATGTGGCAATGAGATCAAGCAAAAAGAGTATCCTATTCCTATTGCCGTCCTCAAATTTCAGCCAGTCATTAGGCCGGGTGTCTTCAGCACCAGCATGATAACCGCTCAATATGCCTGCCAGAGTTGCTTTGCTGCCGTGAAAGCCAACGAAGCCAAGATAGCAGCCGATGCAGGCAAGACGATGATCGAGGCCGGAAATGCTCACTGATCTCCTTTGGATAGCAGACGGCAAGCCCTGGCCCCCGGAGGATGTCGATGAAAAAGCCCGGCTGGCAGAGCACGCCAAAAACCGGCTCCTCTACAATGGAGATCACGAAGCCGTTTTCCCGAAGCTTGCGGCCTACCTCAAGGACAAGGAAGACGACGACAAGAAAGTCCCTATCATCATTGGCCTGGCCAAAACAGCAACCAAGGAATACCTGAATTTCATTATCGGCGAACCTCCCGAGATTGATGCACCGACCCTATACGATATCCCAGATTATGAGGTGCTCACTGATGCATCCCGTTATGGATTCGGGGCGCTGGAGATTTCTCAGGATCGGATAGTTGCCATTAGCCCTGAGAATTTCTACATGGTTGTAGAACCTGGAAACATCCAGCAGGCTTCTGCATACGTTATCTTTGCCGTCTTCAAGCAGACCGAAGGAGAGGGCGATAAGAAGAAGGAGCATGAGTACATCAAGTTCACGATCCACACCAAAGGTCAAATCCAGCACGTCGTTTATGAGAGCAACGGTGGGAAGCTTGCCGGACCGATACCGGCAAAGACCTTTAAGCAGTATGAATATCTTGAAGTTGATGCCGAAGGAAAACAGTATACTGGTGTCGATGAGCTGTTGGTTGTGCGGGTAGATAATATCCTTACCAGTGATCGCTACTATGGCCAGTCCGACTATATCCCGGAGATCTATTCCAAGCTGGAAGCCTTAGATCTGGCATATACTCAGAGGGCGGTGGTGCTGCGAAAGTTCACGCACCCTAGGCCTATGGCTGGGCTAGGCGCGTTTACTTTCGACCACGCTAAACAAAAATATATCTGGAAGTCAGAAGAAGCGATAATAGTCGAGGCTGGGGAACCTCCGGCCCAATACTTGACTTGGCAGGCAGAGCTTGGCGCGGTCGAAGTAGAGATCCGCGACCTCTACAAACAGCTCCTCAAAGATTTCTCACTGACTGATGACGATGAAGTCAACAAAGCCGAAAGCGGGACCGCAATTCGGCTAAAGCAATCCGAGACCCTGGCGAAAGTCCGCTGGCTGGCATCAGAATATCAAAAGAAATTCCCGATCATCTACTCACTCAAATCCAAGATCTCTAAAGAATCCTCCTTTGAGCCAGATGAAGTGCAAGTCAAGCTTAAGGATGGCATCCCCAACGATCCCAAAGAGGATGCCGAGATTGCGGCCATATGGTACTCTGCTGGCGCTATGAGTGTTGAAGCGATGCTTGAAGCACGGGGCCTCAAGGAAGGTTCGGAGGCATTCACCAAAGAGCTGGAGCGGCTCAAAGCGACCCAGCCCCCCACACCGGAGGCTCCGAGGATCGCACTGCCAGCATTAGGAGCTGAGAATGCCACCGAAGAGACTGAGTGAGGCCCAAGCAGAACGCCTCATCCGGCTCTACGACGCGGCGGAAAAGGAAATCCTGGCCGAGTACAACAGGGCACTCCTGAAGGGCAACGACCTCAAGAACCTCACGGCGCTCAAAAATAACGTCGCTGCAATCCGAAAAGACTTGCTTGCGGGCGGGCGAACTTGGTGTGAGGAAGCCGTCCCAGCGCTCTACAAAGATGCCATGATGACGGTGGATGGAGCGCTCGGGCCATCCGGAATCGGATTTGGGGCAGTCCATCAGCAGGCCATGCAAGTCTTGGCAGAGAACACCTTCAGCCGCCTGCAAGAGGTCGATGCTGTAATAGGCCGCCGGGCGGAGGATGTTTACAGGAACCTCGCCCTGGAAGCTGTCCGGGGGGATGTGGCCGGATATTCGACCTGGAAGCAGACTGCTAAGCGATACCGGGAGCAGCTTGCAGAGAAGGGCATCACCGGCTTCAAGGACGCGGCTGGCCGGGAATGGAACATGAAGACCTATACCGAAATGGTAGCCCGGACCACTACCCGCGAGGCGATGATCAACGGCACCGCTAACCGTCTCCTGGAGCATGGTCAGGACCTGGCCGAAATCACAGGCGGCACGGCAAAGAACACCTGCCAAGTCTGCCGGGATTGGGTGGGCCGGACCGTGAGCCTCACCGGTAAGACCCCCGGCTATCCGACTCTTGACGACGCCAGAGGCGCAGGAGTCTTTCACGGTAATTGCACTCACAATATCGCTACAGCAGCGCGCTTTTAAGATCACAATCACCAGCCCACGCCAGGCTTGAAACGGCGGGAGATATTGATTCTTATGACAGGAAATGAACCACCAGCCGGCACGCCTCCGGCAGAACCAGCAGCAGGCGGGAATAACCAGCCACCAGCACAGACACCGGCACCACAGCCGGGGACGCCGCCAGCACAGGGCGAGTTTATCCTCAGCCAGGAACAGTTCGACAAACGATGGGCTGAGAAGATGGCCGCGCTGGAAAGAGACTTCGGCATGCCTCTCAAGGATGTCAAGACACATCTGGAGCAGGCCAAGCCCAAACCTCCCACCGGAGAGACACTATCCGGGGCAGATCTGAAGCTCGCAAAGATGGAAGCCCTCATGATTGCAGGGGTACCTTCGCAGCAGATCCCAGTCATACTTCAGCATTTCAACATCTCTGGCAAGACCAGAGAGGAAATCCAGGGCAGCATCCAGCAGCTAATCGATGCTAAGCTGCTCACCATAGCGCCACCGGCCCCAGCGCCGGGGACTCAACCACAGCAGCCACCAGGGCCGCCACAGGCTGCCCAGGGGGCGGGAAACAACGGCGTGCCGGGTCTGAGTGCCATAGCCACCATGACCAAGGCAGATCTTGCAGCCAAATGCAAAGATCCAGTTTGGTATGATGCCCACAGAGACGCCGTGCTCAAGAGACTATCTGAATTGAGGTAATTAGATGGCAACTGACAATTTCATTCCTGAAATTTGGGCTGCCGAATATCTCAGGGCTCTGGAGAAGTCCCTGGTATTCGGGCAGCTCGGTATCATCAACAGAGATTACGAAGGAGATATTGCCCATGCGGGTGATACCGTCCGGATAAACGAGATCGGCAACATCACCGTCAAGCCCTACACCAAGAACGGCACCATAGACAACCCTGAGACCCTTAACGGTGCTCAGCAGGTCATGCAGATCACCGAGATGGATTACTTCAATTTTGAGGTAGACGACATCGATAAGGCCCAGCAGAAGCCCAAGCTGATGCAGGCCGCGATGGAGAACTCTGCCTACCAGATGAGGGACACCATAGATCAGTTTTTGGCCGGGATGTACACCGGAGCGGCTGCTGCGAATCTGATTGGATCAACGGCTAGCCCGAAGCTGCCCAACAACACTGCGGGGGATGCTCAGAACGTCTTCAAGCTGGTCACTCTCTGCCGGCAGGCTCTCGTGAAGGCAAATGCCCCAAGTGGTGGATGGTGGATGATAGTCCAGCCGGAGCTGTACACCATCATGCTCAATGATGACCGCTTCTCGAAGGCCGACGCATCTGGGACCACAATGGGCCTGAGAAACGGCCAGGTCGGAAACATTGCGGGATTCACCGTCCTCGAATCGAACAACGTTGAGTACATCGAGGACGGGGACGGCTCGCATGATGTCTATAAGGTCATGTTCGGCACCAGCCACGCCATCACCTTCGCCAGCCAGATCAATAAGGTAGAGCCATTCAGGCCGCAGGATAGCTTTTCGGATGCGGTGAAGGGCCTCCAGGTCTATGGGGCCAAGGTCGTCAGGCCTGCATGCCTGGGCGTGCTGAGCTGCTACACAACCTGAGGTGATGATATATGAATAAGATTCTTCCAATTATTTTGGCGCTATGCCTCCTGGTCGTACCTGGACTGGGTGCAAGGACCGCCATAGGCCAGTACAACCAGACGTGGGCCGATCCCGACAACGGTGGGGGGAATATCTGGACCACATTCGACAGCACCAATGACATGTATGTCTGGAGTGCCGGAGACCAGCAGTATTTCTTGGTGAACACCTCGACCACTGCCAGTGCTTATGATACCTTATTCGTGCTGAATAACTCCGACTTTGGCAGCCAGGGCGCTCTTGGGGATCTCTCCTATAGCCTCGACACCAACAAGACATACATCCTGGGGCCTTTCGAGACATCCCGTTTCAAGCAGTCAGATGGCAAGATCTACATTGATCTCAATTCCACAAGGGGGAAGGTCATATGCCTGGCAACCCCGTGATGATCGTCTACCTCCGCAAGGGGGCGGAGCACCCCACCGCGGTAGAGGCCGGGTCCAGAGCGGATCGGAAGATGCAGGCGAATCCTCAGATATACACCTGTCAGAATCCGGATGCTCGGCCCAAGTTGCCCAAAGTACCTGTGACTGATCCGGAGAATGCAGGTAAGGGCGAGCAGTCAACGAAGCTGGAAAAGCACAAATAGGAGGTATAGATGGCTCTATATCCAGTAGTCCCCCGTGATTACCAGGGCTGGCAGCAGCCGGTCCTGGATATTCTGAATGATCCGCCCGGTGCACCATCCGAAGGAGATAGGTATCTTCTCGATACATCTCCGACCGGGGCATGGGCGGGCAATGCGGGCAAGATCGCCACCTACAACGGCACTGGCTGGGATTATGCTACTCCAGCAGAAGGCTGGTATGTCTATGACATCGACAGCAACGCCAGGATGCTCTACAATGGATCTGCCTGGTCTGCTGATAGCGCCAGCGGTGAGACCAACACCGCCTCGAATCTTGGAGATGGGGCAGGCCAGGTCTACAAGCAGAAGGTCGGAGTAGATATCCAGCTCCGGACCATCAAGGCAGGGACGGGCGTCACGGTCACAAATAACACCAATGATATCACCCTGGCCGCCGATGCCGCCAATATAGCCCACAACAGCCTGAGCGGCTATGCTGCTGCCAACCATCGGGCCGTAAACTGGAATGCTACTATCCATTGCGTCGAGATAACGATCTGAGGATGAGATGGTCGTCTACAAAGTCCCTGCATATGCCGATTACAACCGGGGCACCTCCACGGGCACCGGCAGCGAGCAGACCATCGCACACGGTCTGAGCGCCAAGCCCACTGCGGTAAAGATCTATCCCACCGAGGACCCGGCAGGGACAGCCATTGCCTGGAATGCCACTCCTGCCGATGCCACCAATTTCTATGTAACTGTGACATCTGGCAAAGATTACACATGGGAAGCAATCCTGGAGGCTTAAACAT